AAGGGGGAGGGAGAAGGACTCGAGGAACACCACTTTGATATTCATCTCGTCTTCTTCTTCCCATTTGTTCTACTGAGAAGCCTTCTACTGCTTGTTTATACTTTCCTTCGTATAATTGCAACAAATCATTTGGCCCCTTCAGAAAAGAAAATGCTTCAACTAAGCACGCATACAATAAGCCATTGGGAAAATTTTGACTTAGATATGTAGTAGTATTTGTACTAGATAATCCAGTTGGTTTCAAGATATAATTTACTTGTATTGTATATGTAGCATTTGGAGTTGGAGCTACAACTATTGTATTCTGGTCCCAGTTACTGTAGTATTTTGGAACACCTGTTGACTCAGCAGGATTAAATTCTGACATAAAACTTGTATCTCTATATTGTAGAAAATCTCTATTATTAGAAGCACCTATTCCATCAGAGTCTACTATTTGAGCAGATCTAATGACTAATAAATTATCTGGTGTATCAATAAATCTAGTTCCAGAAACTAGTTGAGCAGTTACATATCTTCTATTACTATCTGAATCTACATCTCTAAGTAATCTAAATTCTGCATCAGATATAAATCCATTAACAATAGTTGAAGTTAAAACGTTTGCATCAACTTCTGTATAATCTCTAATTTTTTGTACTAGCTCATCGTATGTCATTATGTTGTTACCGTTACACTTCCTAATGATATTAATGCTTGTCTTCTATTGTTTACAGAAGATCCATCATCTGGCACCATACCATTGTTTGATCCAAATGCAAAGTCTCCAGGTAAGGTTAAATCTACATTCATGAAACCACCATCACCTGATGCCTGAGTAAAGATTTGTGGTCTAGCATTTCTCAAACCTTGTCCATCAGCTGTAGTTGGTTTTGGTTCTAACTGTGGATGCTTTGCTTCAAACTCTGAAACATGTACTCTTGATCCGTTCCATTCGATAACCATTTCTGAATATGGAAATGCTTGACCAGAACGATCAGATATAAATTGTGCGTATTTTCCTTTTGATAAATTAGACATTTGGATAATAAGTTTTTGGTGTTATGAAAGAACTTGAAGCGGAACCATCTTCTTCTAGTGCTCTCTTTAATTCATCTTCATATAATAATTTCATGTTCTGTGTAAGTTGTGGATTTATTTTTTGTGATAGATAATAAGCCAAACCTGCAACCATACAAGGTACAAATCTATATGGTACATCTGCTTCGTTAGTATAGTTACCGGCATCCTGTATTCTACTTACATAATAGTAATTTAAAAAATTACCTGCTTCACTTGCACCAGGCGTCAGGTATAAAGTAATTGTAATTTTATCTATAAATCGTTGTACGTAATATTGTGTAGGTACACCTGTTTGAGTTTTGTTTGATAGTCCTTGATATGCAGATCTATTTATTTTTGTAAGAGGAAAATCAACTGAAGAAGAGTTTCTATAGACAGCTTCTAACACATCATCCACACCATACACTGCAGTTGCATCAGAAGTTCCATCAGCTGTTGATCTAAACATTGTATATTCAGATTGACCATTAACTAATGTAATTGAATTATTTTTTACTTGCCAATAATGTAGACCTCTGTTCGCCCATTCTTGAAACATAATATTTAAAGAACGTCTTGCAGATCTTAAATCGTTTCCTGAATAATCAAAACGACCTAGTCTCTCATACGCTTCAGTAATAATATCATCAATACTGAACGTAGATTCAAAAGTTGTTGTTCCAGAGGTTGCCATTTATCCTCCTATTTATCTATCAATACAGTGCACTTAGAACTAGTAATTGCGCTACAGCTTATACCTGCTTCAAATAAAATTCCATCTGATGGAAAATTAAAAGAGAATACATCTCCTGGAGGAACTTCAGCTGTAAACTGAACTCCAGATACATCATTTAAAGATATAGAACCTGTTACCGTTGTAGTAGTTGTATTAGAAAGAACTAGTCCTCTTAATCTTGTTCTACCAGCAAAAATAGATCCTGTTGCTGTAACTTGTACTGCTTTAACATCACCTTGTGTTGCCATAGTTTTCTCCTATTAAAATTGTGTGGGCCCTAAGGCCCACATTAATTATTATTACGCTGCCCAAGCAAATGCGCCTTTGACTGCTAAAGGATCTTTAGCTGAGTCTAGACCTACATGCCATAAGCCAGCTTCTGTACAAGAAAAGTATACAATACTTCCGATTGTAAAAAAGTTTGTAGTTGCATTCGCTGCAGTGAAAACTAACGAACCTTCACCTGCTGTTGATGTATCATAAGTTACTGCATCAGCTGATCTAGTTTCAATTAAGCTTCCTGTAACCCATGCATCAGTTCCTAGTGCATCGAAAGTTAAAGTGTTTGTTCCACCAGTAGTATCTACACTTTGAACGTAAGCTACTCTTGTTCCTGGTGTAGCTGCAGGTAAAACCATTGAACAAGCTGCTGCACCTGTAAAGTTTACCGTGCTAACTTGGTCTGCTGGTAAAGAAACTCCTGCGCCCGCAGCAACTACTGCGTGAGTCATACCAACGAAATCAAATTTAACGTTTAGGTAGTTAGGTGTAATTACACCAGTTGTTGCGTTTTTTACTATAGACTGAAAACCGTTTTCCGATCTTACTGGTCCTGTAAATGTAGTGTTTGCCATATTATTATCCTCCTAGTTTATGAATACTGTCTCTAGGCCGTCGACTATACTCGTCAGTATTCTAATTAATTGTATAGTAAATTTTTTATATACTAGTTTTGAGTAGAGTGCAAGAGAGCCTGTGATGTGGAGTGGATTTTTTCCAACGATGTAGCTTTTTTATTAAGTAGCTACAGAAACTTGTGGAGCAATGGCATCAACTCTATTTTTAAGGTGGGCTTCTTTGGCCTCAGCCTTTTTAATATGTTGTACGATCTTTTTGACTTCGTCATCGATCCTTACCATATTGAGAGTATATCTACCCTCGTTAAGATGCTCTTGCTTCCATTGTAGGTCCAGACTCTCCTTCTTGTTGTAGAGTTCCTGGATGTGCGGTTGCATCGTCATTTATAACCTCCTCATAGGTTATTCTGTTCATCTCAGAACTATATGTAGCTCCAAGATGTTCCCATTTTATAGCATTTTCTCCTAGTTTGTCAACTATCGCTTGCTCGAGGGAAATAGGGTCATCTTTAGATTGAACTTGAAATTTTGCGTGATGGTCGTAAGCCCAAATATTTACTGTAAATTTTTTCATGATTAATCCTTTCTATTTTGCAAATGAGGCGAGATTGTGTCTCGCCTCATTCTAATTAATTATTATGCACCTGGTGATGCGAAAATACCTCTAAAGTCAGATACACCAAATGAGTATCTTTCTCTAGCTTTGTATCTCACGTTACCAGTATCGAAGTCGCCTTCCATAGCCGTTTTAATTGGGGCTCTGTCAAACATCTTCATACCGTTAGGCACGTCAGTAATGATGTAGAACGCATCCGGGTCAGTTAAGAAGTTATTAACTCTGTAACCTTGTGGAATCATACCCATAGATACGATTGCGTTAACATCGTTATCTGCTGTTGCTGTTCTTCCTTGAGATTTCATTAATCTCTCAGCTGTGAACTGTAACTCAGAAGGAATAATCATTTTAACACCTCTTGCAGCTACTTTAAGACCTCTCTCATCAGTAAATGCATTGATGTCAATTAATGACTGTTCTAATGAAGTTTCGTTCAAGTCAGCGGCTGTAGCTAATGTATTAGATACAGTACCAGAGATAGTTGGGTGGTTTGTTGCAAACAACGCCGAACCATCACCTGAAGTGAAAGAACCGAATCCATTGATTAATGGATTAACAGCTTTAACTTGTTTAGTGTTCGCCATAGATCTAGCTAATGCTTTTGTATATCTACTAGCAAGTCTGTCATACAAGTTATCCTCAATTGCTTCTTCAGTTATAGAGAAGGCAAGAGCCACAGTTTCGTGTGTATATCTTGCAGTGAAAGTCTCTTGAGCATTGTCAAAAGTTACTCCACTTCCTTCTGGTTTAACTTGAGCTTGAGCAAAACCTGATAACATAACTTCTTCTTCAAACGCTCTGTCTGAAGATTCAGTTGTGTAGATTTCAGCATGCTGATTCTCATAACGTTTATATTCCAAGCCGAATAGAGCATTCAAACCTGGTTCTAGTTCTTTGACTAGTTGTCCTCTAGATATTGCCATAGTTTATTCTCCTTATACTCCAGCTGTTTGTTTCAAGAAGTGTTCATTGATATTAACAACAAAGTTTACGTGCGAAGCACCTATTTCATTATTGTCAGGATCTTTTGAAACTCCTATTACTTTTAATTGACCACTATTTGCACTTGTAGTTGAATCATCTAGCTCTACTTTTGAAACGTAGTTAGCTGAATCACCTGCAGCGTACAAGATGTCGTAATTCATGAACACATCAGTCTGCTGTGAAGCAAGTGAGTTGTCCGATTGAACTTCGAATCTTTCATAAGGGTCATCGCTTACGAAACCAACGATATCAGTGGCTGCATTTGAGCCATCTAAATGGTTAGCGAACGTAGGCTTACTTGATGTAGCGTCAGTAAAAAACACTCCGTTTAATGAACCAAGTAAAACATCACCTGCTGCCGCTACTCCAATTGTTCCAGTGTTTAAAGCTTTGACTGGATCTTGAAAGTAGATAGCTGTTGCAGAAGCTGCAATACTATATTCACTTAAACCTTGGTTGTCTCTGTTCTGACCTACTTTTCCTATCGGTTTTAAACCGAAAGCGCTATCTTTATTAGCCATAGTAGTTGTCCTCCTTAGACATTGTTAAGTTTAAGTGTACTCTGTTGGTTTTAGAAATTCTGTAATTAGGATTTCTTAGTACCACCAAAAGTTACACGAGTTTGTCTATCAATATTGATAGGCATACTTGGGTGCTGCTCCTTCATAAGATCGTTATCGACTGCTTCAACATTATCCTGACCTTGTTTAACATAGTATTCAGAACGTTGTTGGGCGATCTCTTCTGGTACCCTTGCAAGCAAAAGGCCACCAACTCCGATCACTCCCTTGTATTTGCCGTCTTCAACTTGTGGATAATCTGAATCTGGATATTCATCAGATCTAACTAATTCGTATCCTGATCTTATTCTTCCAGCGATATTTTTCGTATCTTGAAAGCCTAAACTTTCAGCTCTTATCCATCTGTGCTGAAATCCTGTCGGCGCAGGGGGTGCATCTAAAGATGATGGTGGAGTCCAAACTTTTTTTCGAGATTCTTTTTCTCTAGTCTGACTCGCACGAGAAGTCCTCTTTTCATTTTCATTACTCATATGCTTATACCTCCTTCGTGATTTTTAATTGTTTCGCATATTCTTCAAGTGGCACACCTAATTTTTTAGCAATTGCGACTTGAGACGGTGTGAGTCTCACGGTTTTGCGACCACTATTTGTACTTCGCTTCGCACTAGCTACTGTTTGTACGGGTTTGGTCGTTGTTTCCCCAGTTTCTGATTTAGTTGTATCAAATTTGTGAGGGAATTCAAGTCTTATTCTTTTATCAATTTCTTGATAATATTCGTCAGACTGTGGATCAAAACCTTCTTGCTCAGTTAGCGTTTTATGTAGATCAAATGCTGTATAAGTCATAGCATTATCTTGACCAAACCACGTATTTTTAGCTGCCCAGGCCTCTGCTTTTGGGTCTGGAGCTTGTTGTGGTCTAGCTGTTTGATCTAATTTAGGTTCTGGTTCAGGTTTTTTAGTTTTCTTAAACTCTTCCTGAGCCACTTTTGTTTCTTCAAGTTTAGCTTTTTTATAACCTAACTCAGAGATTGCAGTTAAAGCTTCTGCTTCAGCTTTTAAGTCTTGTGCTTCTCTAGCTGCATCTCTCC